AGATCGGCGACGTGATCGGCGTCTACGACGGCTTCAACATCATCGAGGCGCCCAAGGAGGTCATCGGCTGCGACTTCCTTGCGATCGCGGGAGGCCAGACCACCATCCGCCACATCGTGAAGCGCGCGGTCGCCTACCTCTGGGAGCCCGGCTCCCACACGGACGGCGACGGCTGGATGGCACAGCTCCGCTGGGTGTTCGGCGACGTGGTGCGCCAGAACCGCAAGGTGGCACTCTACGCCAACAGCGAGGACGGCTTCGTGCCGCCCGAGCACAACGGCTCCCCCATCGCCGAGATCACGCCGCTCACCGTGGCGGGCAAGCAGGCCAACGCCACGATCTTCGGCCACACCGTCAGCACCTTGCAGTCCGGCATCGTCGTGACGCCGCCTCCCGCGGACAACGCGGCGGACGGGCGCGGCAAGATCGCCGGCACGCTCAAGTACGTCACCGAGGGCGCGCTCCCCGACCACTGGGGCGCCGGCAACTTCCTCGCGCTCGACTTCTCCGGCGGGGCGGACGGCGCGACCCACTACGTCATGCTCAACCCGTCCATGGGATCCGGTGCCGCCGCGCTCGACTCCGACATGGACGCCTCCTTCAAGATCACCGACCCGACAGAGCAGACGCTCCACGTGCTCAGCGAGAAGGACGGCGCCACAACCGTCACCGTCTACGACCTCTCCGGGCTCACGCTCGAGAAGGAGTAGCCATGTCGGTCTTTTTGGGAGCGTCACCGACAACCAAGAAGACCGCCTCCAAGGCGGGAGAGGCCCCCGCGCGCGACCTCGGGGGCCTCTCCCGCGCCGAGCTTGCGGACAAGGCCGCGCGCATGGGGCTCAGGTTCACCACGAGGACGACCAAGGCCCAGCTCGTGGCGATGATCGAGGAGGCGCTCTAGCATGGCCCGCACCGTCACGTACCAGCAATACACGGACCAGTACCACGGGAGCATCGTGGCAGCGGAGGATTGGGACCACGCGGCCCTGCTCGCCTCCGCCCACCTCGACAGGCTCAAGGCGATCGCAACCGTCACGCCCTACGGCAACGACGAGGAGTATGCCGAGAGCATGGCGATATGCGCGATGGCCGAGGTCATAGACACGTGGAACGCGACCACGACGGGCTCGGGCGGCGTGGCCTCCGAGCACATAGGGTCGGTGACCGTGTCCTACGCAAACCCGGAGCAGGTCATGCCCAAGGGGCTGGGGCCCGCGCTCATGGCGAGCGTGCGCCCGTGGCTCCACGTGAAGGTGGCGACGATGCCCTATGCGTGACCGCTACCGACTCTGCGACCAGACCGTCACCGTGTACCACAGGGAGGGCGCCGACCAGATTACGCGCACCGTGATCGGGCGCGCCTTCCTCGACAACAGGAAGAACTACAACGTCGAGAGGACGGGCAGCGGCGAGGCCAACTCGTTCCTGCTCGTGATACCTGGCAGCACCGTGCCAGTGGCCGTGGGCGACAAGGTGATGCGCGGCGAGGGCCTGGAGGTGACCACCGACGCGCAGTGGCGCGAGCTCATACCCACGAAGGTGCCCGACCTCGTGGTCGTGAGGTACGTGGACCCCAAATACTACCGGGGCGAGATCGCGCATACCGAGGCGGGGGGCTAGCCATGCTCGTGAAGGTCGATGCGCGCATACAGCCGCCCGAGCGCCTCATGAGGGGCCTGGGCGTGGAGGAGACCGGCAGGGTTCAGAGCTTCCTCACGGCGCGCGTGCTCCACAGGATGCGCCGCTACATGCCATGGCTTTCCGGGACCATGGCGAGCGCCCAGACCATGCAGTACTCGCCATCCACCATCGTGGTCAACGCGCCACAGGCCCGCTACCTCTACCACGGCGTGAAGATGAGCGACCCGAACGGGGGCGGGCCCTTCCCCATAAAGGACGAGACGGGACGCGTCGTCACCTTCCGCTACCGCAAGGGCGCCCACCCCGTGCCAACGGGCATCCCCCTACAGTTCACGCACACGACAAACCCGCTCGCCGGCCCCTACTGGGACCGCACCCTCGTGCTGCACGAGGGTGCGCAGATCGCGCAGGAGGTCGCCGAGTACGCGAGGAGGCTCAGGAACCGATGAGCGAAGAGCAGACGGCCCTCGAGAAGGTGAAGGCGTTCGTTGCGAGCTATCCGGGCGCAGACGTGCTCGCAGACCTCGCCATCGACTACGCGGACCGCATACCCGACACGGCCGGGCTGTTCCCAAGCGGCCTCGTTGAGGTGCGCAGGGTCCCCGACGTGCTGGGAAACGTGACGGTCGTGAACCAGTACAACTTCGCGCTCTACACCGTCATGAGCAAGGCGCCGGGCGACGATGCCGGCGCGACACTAAACGCAGAATGGGTGCAGGCGTTCCAGGAATGGGTGCAGGAGCAGAGCGTGCTGGGGCTGGCCCCCACGTTCGGCGACGACCCAAGGCAGGAGCGCATAACGGCGCAGAACGGCGCCATCTACTCGGCGGACGCAGAGGGCGTTGCCGTGTACGCCATACAGATCTCGGTGACATTCACCAAGAGGTTCGAGAAGAAAGGCTGGTAGGCAAATGGCAGACCTAACGTTCAACACCACGGCGGAGCAGACCATCGCACGCGAGATGCTGCTCATGTGCCTCAACACGGGCACGAGCTCCTCTCCCACGTGGAGCCCTCTGGGCAAGCGCACGACCGACTCCTCCATGGAGCTGGATTGGAGCGAGGAGACGAGCACCGACATACTGGGCGAGACGCGCACGACCGCGCGCAAGCCCATCAAGAAGCAGACGTTCGACCCGCTGCCCCTCGACTCCGCGGACGCGGCGGCGGTGAGCGTGTGGAACAAGGCCATCCACGACAACGACCCGCAGGCGCTCTGCAACATGGACATCCTAATCGTTCACCTCTACGCGGGGACCGTATCCACCCCGTTCGCGGAGCGTTACACCTCCTCCTCGGTGCTGCCGACGAACCTCGGCGGCGAGGGAGGCGGCGACCTCGGCATGCCAATGGCCGTCACGCCGGGCGGCGAGCGCGTGACCGGAACCGCATCCAAGAACGCGACCACGGGTGTGATCACGTTCACGCCGGACAGCGAGTAGAAGGAGCCGGACGATGCCCAAGACACTGTCCTTCGAGACCGGCCTCGTCGAGTACGACCTGAACGGATCCGCCACCGTGCGGTTCAACCCGACCGACGAGTCCTTCGTCTCCAAGCTCTATGACGCCTTCGGGAAGCTCGACGGCCTACAGGCCAAGCTCGCGGACGGCGGAGGGGACGCCGGCGACGTGCTCAGGAGGTTCGGCGACCTCGACGCGGAGATGCGCGAGACGATAGACGGGCTCCTCGGGGCGGGCGTGGCGGACGCGGCCATCCCCATGAACTGCTACTCGATTGCGGACGGCCTCCCCGTATGGTGCAATCTCATGCTCGCCCTGCTTGACGAGGTGACCGAGGCATACGAGCGCGAGTTCGGCAAGACGGACGGGCGCATCAAGGCGCACAGCGCCAAGTTCGACGCGATGATGGCGAAGTACGGGCGCCGGAAGGGCAAGAGGAAGGCATGAGCACGTGGGAGCTGCCCAGATCCGCGACCATCAACGGCAGGGAGTTCCCGATACGAAGCGACTACCGCGCCGCGCTCGACGCGCTCAGCGTGCTGGGTGACCCAGGGCTGGACGACCACGAGCGCGGCGTGCTCGCGCTCACGATCCTCTACCCCGACGCCGAGTCCATGGGCCCAAGCGACCACGGGGAGGCCATCGAGTTCGCCAAGTGGTTCCTCGCGGGGGGCGACGGCGCGACCAAGGCGCCTCCCGTCAAGCTCGCGGACTGGGAGCAGGACTTCCCCATCATCGTCGGGCCCGTAAACAGGGTGCTCGGGTACGAGGCCCGAGCCGTGCCCTACGACCCCGAGAAGAACGAGGGCGGGCTCCACTGGTGGACGTTCCTCGCAGCCTACAACGAGGTCGGGGACTGCCTCTTCGCCCAGGTCGTCTCGATACGCAAGAAGCTGGCGCAGGGCAGGAGGCTAGAGAAGCACGAGCAGAGGTTCTACAGGGAGCACCGCGACCTCGTTGACCTCAAACGCAAGGAGACGCCCGAGGAGGAGCAGGTCCTCGAGCACTGGATAAGCTAAGGGGGAGACATGGCAGACGGGTCGATCACGTTCTCCACCGCCCTCGACAACAAGCAGCTCGAGAAGGACCTGCGCAAGGCCACGCAGGACGTAGAGAGCCTCAAGCGCAAGATCGAGAAGGGCGGGGACGACAAGACCTACCTCGCCGCGAAGCTCAAGAGCGCGATGAAGGCAGCGCAGGACGCCCGCGCCGAGATAGAGCGGCTGCAGGCGAGCATGGGCGTCGAGGGCGGCTCCAAGGAGCTCGCCCAGCACATCAGGGAGGCCACGCGCGATGCCGAGAGGCTGTCGAAGCAGCTTGAGGAGAAGACCGCGAAGCGCACCGCCATCGAGGAGGAGATGGACAAGGCCGACCTTGCCATCGACGGCACCAAGGCCAAGATCCGCGAGCTCACGGAGGAGTACGAGCGCCTGAGAGCGACCGGGAGGGAGCTGGCGGCAGGCCAAGCGCAGGCAAGGGAGTCGGCAAACCCCATGTACGCGGAGGCGATAGGCGCCGCGAAGTCCAAGGTCAACGCGCAGGCGCAGGAGAAGTACGACGAGGCGTTCAAGCTCAGGGTCGCGCTCCAAGAGCAAGAGGCCGAGCAGGACAAGCTCGCGGAGAAGTGGAACGCCCTGGACGGCGAGGTCAAGGAGTACGAGGACGAGATCAGGGGCGCGAACGCAGCCGTCGCCGAGATGCAGGGCTACATGGGCACCATGCAGCAGGCGGAGGCCACCCTCAAGCAGCACGAGAGCGACGCCAAGGGGCTCGAGCGCAAGTGGAACGCGACCGACGAGAAGGTCAGGGAGTACCAACGCGACCTCGAGCGCAGCAAGGGACGGGCATCCGCGCTCGCCCAGGAGGCGTCCCAGACGGCGCCGGCGTGGCAGAGGGCCGCGGAGGCCATACGCTCGCGCTTCTCCTCCGCGGCAGAGGGCATCCGCAACAAGATGGCCCAGGCCGCAAGCAAGTCCGTGTCGCCGTGGGAGCAGTTCTCCCGGCGCGTGAGCGGGCTGCTCAAGCGCGTCTTCATATTCGGGCTAATCCTTAGAGGGCTCAACGCCATCAAGAACGCCATCGGCGGCATGCTCATGCAGAACGAGCGGTTCAGCTCAAGCGTGGCGAACCTCAAGGCGACGTTCAACGGCGTGCTCTCCGCGATCGTGTCCGCCGCACTCCCCGCGCTAACCGCGCTTGTGAACACCTTGGCAGGCGTGCTCGAAAGGATCGCCGGGCTCGTGGACTCCATATTCGGCACGAACCTCGTGGCCGGCATACAGGGTCAGAGGCAGGCGGAGGGCGACGCCATACGGCAGGCGAACGCCCAGAAGCAGGCGGCATACGACGAGCAGGTCGCGCAGGAGCAGGCGCGCTACGAGCAGGAGCTCGCAAAGGCGCAGGAGAAGCAGGCGAAAGCCCAGGAGAAGCAGGCGAAGGCGGCGGAGAAGAACGCGAAGGCGCAGGAGAAGGCTAACAGCCAGCTCATGGCGTTCGATGAGATCAACGCTATGAGCGCGGAGTCCACCGAGGACGTTACCGACGCCATAGAGGACTACGTTGACGAGGTGGAGGGCCCGGACTTCTCCTCCATCGAGGCGCCGGAGCTCGAGAACGACTGGACCCTCGGGGACTTCGGCGACGCGGGCATGATGCAGGGCGTCCTGGACTGGCTGGACATGCTCAAGGACCGAATCCTCAACGACGTGGAGGGCCCGTTCGCCCGCATACGCGAGGGCTTGCAGCAGATAGCCAAGGGGTGGGACGAGATCGTGGAGGGCATCCGCACCGGCGACTTCGGCCTGATCTGGAAGGGCATCACGGACATAGTCATAGGCGCCTGCAAGGTCATAGAGGGCGCGTTCGCCGCGCTCATGGACTGGCTGGACGAGGTGACGGGCGGAAGGTTCACCAACATATTCCAAGGGCTTTCCGAGATCGTGAGCGGCTTCGAGAAGGTGATCGAGGGCATACTGACCGGCGACTTCGGGCTCGTCGTTGAGGGCGTCGTCCAAATCCTGCAAGGACTGTACCAGACCGTGATCGGGATACTTGAGGGAATCAAGACCCTGTTCGGCGACCTCATGGACTGGCTGGACGAGGCAACGGGCGGGCAGTTCCATGACATATTCGAGGGGTTGAAGACTTACGTCGCGGGCCTCTCCGACTTCTTCGTGGGCATCCTCACTCTTGACATACCACTCGCCCTCACCGGGCTCATGGAGATGATCGACGGAATGACCCAGTTCATGAGCGGCGTCATTAGCGCGATAGCGGACGTCATAAAGGGCGGGGTGTCCTGGCTCTTCGACTTCCTCTCCGAGAAGTTCCCCGCCCTCAGCGGGTTCTTCCAGTCCACCAAGGACATGATATGCGGCATCATCGACAGCGTGCGCGACTTCCTGAAAGCCGATCTCGACGGCGTGCGCCAGATGATGGAGGGCGCGCTGAACATCATCGTCGGGCTCGTGACGCTCGACGGCGAGAGAATCACGCAGGGAATCGACGGCGTTGCAAGCGGCATCCGCACCATAGTGGACGGCCTGGTCAACGGAGTGCGCGGCATACTCGAGAGCCTCTTCGACTGGATACGCGACGGCGTGAGCGGCGTGTTCGACTTCCTTGCCAGCCAGTTCCCGGAGGCCGAGGGGCTGTTCGAGGGGCTCAAGCAGTTCGTGCTCGGGATCCTCGACGTTTTGCAGGGCACCATCTTCGGGGTGATCGACGGAATACGCACGGCGGTCGATGGGCTCATCGACGGCCTGCGCCAGATCGTAGAGGGTGGCATGGACATAGTCGTGGGCATCTTCACGGGCAGCGGCGACCGCATCATCGAAGGGCTCAAGGGCGTGGTGAACGGCTTCATTTCCATCATAGAGGGACTGCTCGACGGCGTGATTATCAGCCTCGTGGGGTTCGTCAACGGAATCACGGACGGGCTCTCCAACATCCCCGGCGTAGACATTCCCTCCATCTCGTTCTCGAGCGTGAACCTGCCGAGGCTCGCGGGCGGCGCCGTGATACCGCCCAACCGCGAGTTCCTTGCCGTCCTTGGCGACCAGAGCCACGGCAACAACATCGAGACGCCCGAGGGCCTGCTCCGCCAGGTGCTCCGCGAGGAGATCGGGCCGATGCTCGCGGAGGCGATACTCGCGATATCCTCGCAGGACGGCGGAGGCGGCGACGTGAACCTCGTGGTGCAGATAGACAGCGAGACAGTGGCGCGGGCATCGAGCAAGGGCAACGCGTCGCTGGCAAGGCGCGGCGAGCTCGTGCCGGAGTTCGCGTTCGTGTAAGGGGGGCGCATGGCGACAGACTTCATACGGGTGGGCACGAGCACGAGCAGCATGAGCCCGCTCCCGGCCCCAGACGATTGGGGCTGGGACCTCAACGACATATCGGCATCCGACGCGGGACGAACGCAGGACGCGAACGCCACCATGCACAAGAACCGCGTCGCGCAGAAGCGCAAGCTCTCGCCGGTCTGGAAGAACCGGAGCGCGGAGACAGTCGCGCAGATATTGCAGGCGTTCAACCCCGAGTACGTGTTCGTGTACTACCACGACGCGATGGAGAACGCCTACGCGGTCAGGGAGTTCTACACGGGCGACAAGAAGACGAAGCTGCGAGACTTCGACATAGCCGGCGTAACATACTCGTCCCTCTCGTTCAACATCATCGAGAGGTAGGCGCACATGATCAACGTGAGCAACGACTTCATGCAGGCGGTGGCCCAGAACACCAAGACCGAGTTCAAGGCCACCCTCAAGCTCGCGGACGGCACCACGCGGGCGCTCACGGGCCTCGACGTGATGATGGGCGCGCCGTCCTTCACGGACGCGACCTCCTCCATGGGGTCGTTCGACGTTGGCGCCGCGATCATAGGCCAGTTCAAGGCGACGCTGAACAACTACTCCGGCGACTTCGACGCCTACGACTTCACAGGCGCGGAGCTGCTGCCATCGATCGGCGTGCTCCTCCCGAACAACACGGTCGAGTGGATCCGAAAGGGGCGCTACCTCGTGGACCAGCCGAGGACGTACGGCGCCACCATCGGGCTCACGTGCCTCGACCTCATGAGCAGGTTCGAGAGGTCGTACGCGGACGTCGCGACGCGATACCCCGCCACGCTGCAGACCATCGTGGCGGACATGTGCGCCGTGTGCGACGTTCCGCAGGAGAGCGGCACGTTCGACAACTGCCAGTTCGTCGTGAACGAGCGGCCGGACGACTCCTCGCTCACCTGCCTCGCCATGCTCGCCTACGTCTGCCAGATCGCGGGATGCTTCGCTCGCATGACGAACGTGGGCACGCTCCGCATATCGTGGTACGACACCACGGCGTTCGAGAGCGAGGACTGGCTGGACGGTGAGACGTTTGACGACGGGAGCCCGTACCAGAGCGGCGACGACGCGGACGGCGGCAACTTCACCGACTACTCCTCGGGCGACTCCTACGACGGCGGTTCGTTCGCGCGGCGCCCATGGGCGAACGTCTACGCCTACAGCTCCATGTCCGTATCGACAGACGACGTCGTGGTCACGGGCGTGCAGGTGACGGCGCAGGACGACAAGCCGGAGGACGAGGGAGGAACCGGCCAGGAGGGCGAGACCAGCCTGTTCGGCTCGCGCGGGTACGTGCTCGACATAAAGGACAACCCGCTCATAGCTTTCGGCGGGGCCTCCGAGGTCGCCGCGCAGGTGGGCGAGCGCGTGGTCGGCATGCGCTTCCGCCCCTTCGACCTATCGGCCCTCGGCGACCCGTCGATAGAGGCCGGCGACCCCATCGTGATCACCGACCGCCAGCAGAACAGCTACCGCGCCTACATCACGAGCCTCACCTACAGGACGGGATCGTACGCGGCCATCAAGTGCGGCGCCGAGACGCCAAGCAGGAACAGCGCGCGGTCGTTCTCCGCGATCACCAAGGCCATCGTGGACGCACGCAACGCCGTGCGCGACGAGCGGACGGACAGGCAGAGGGCCGTCGAGCAGCTATCCAGAGAGCTCAGCGAGGCGTCGGGCATCTACAACACCGAGGTCGAGCAGCCGGACGGGTCCGTTATCTACTACATGCACGACAAGCCCGAGCTTGACGAGTCGGGCATCGTCTGGAAGATGACCGCGGAGGCCATCGGCATATCGACAGACGGCGGGCAGACCTACCCGTACGGGCTCGACGTGAGCGGCACGGAGATCCTCAACCGTATATACACCATCGGGCTCGACGCCGACTACATCAACACGGGCAGCATCACCGTGCGCGAGCCGAGGTCCCGCAAGGTGATGTTCTCGGCGGACTACGACACCGGCGAGGTGTACGTTGACGGCGCGAGCGTGAGCATAGACACGTCCACCACGCTCCTGGACGCGCTTGGCACCATGCGCAACAACATAACGAGCCTGCGGCAGGACTCGGACGGGATAAGCGCGACCGTGAGCTCTATGCAGGCCGTCTACGGCACGTGCGGCACGGCACAGGCCACGCAGGCCAAGGTCGTGGCGTGCGAGGGCTTCGCGCTCCGCAAGGGCGCCATGGTGTCCGTCAAGTTCACCTATGCGAACACCGCGAGCAACCCCACGCTCAACGTCAACGGCACGGGCGCGAAGGCGATCTACCTGAACAACGTGCCCATAGCGCAGGACAACTGGTGGGCGGCGGGCGACATCGTTACCTTCGTGTACTCCGGCACCTACTGGTACGTGGTCGACGGCGCCGTGTACAAGCAGCTCAACACGACCAACAGCGCGGTCTCGAGCCTTGAGCTCCGTGCCGATTCCTTCGACGTGTCGATCAAGAGCGTGCAGGCCACGTACGGCACGTGCTCGACGGCGGCGGGCACCCAGACCAAGGTCGTCACCGTCACGGGGTTCAGGAAGTACGTGGGCGCCACCGTCACCGTGCGCTTCACCTACGCCAACACGGCGAGCAACCCCATGCTCAAGCTACAGTCCGACTCGAGCGGCGGCAACGCGGCCACCGGCTACATCCTCGTCAACGGCTCCTACATGGGCGGAGGCAACAACTGGGCGTCGGGCGACGTGGTCTCCTTCGTGTGGGACGGCACGTACTGGCGGGTCGGCGACGGCGGCACCCTCTCGAAGATCCAGGTGCTCAAGAACAGCATTACGCTAGAGGTCTCGAACCTCGCGCTGGGCTCCACCGCATCCATAAAGATGAGCGTGGGCGGCACGACGGTCACCAACGTGTCGGCGGACCTCTCCAAGGTGCGCAAGGCCTTCGCCAACGACTCCTCCGCCATCACGATCTCGGCGGGAATCATCACGTTCAACAGCAACACCATCGTGGTCAACTCCACCAACTTCAAGGTCACGAGCACGGGCGTCGTCACCGCCACGAGCGCGAGCCTGCAGGGGACCTTCGAGTGCGGCAGCACGTACAAGGTCAAGCTGCAAAGCGGCACCATGTACGGATACCAGAACAACTCGCAGGTCGGGTACATCGACTACACGGCATCGACCAGGGACCTCGACACGGGTGGCACGTACAAGGGGATACAGGTGCAGGCGGCGGGCGTCGTGCGCATTTCGAGCCCACGCATATCCGTGGCGAACACGAGCAACGTCAGCACGACCGCGACGTGGTGCAAGACGGGCACGTGGAGCCAGCAGGTCGTGAAGTCGATAAGGGACAACGGCGGCGGCTCGATCAGCTGGACGTACGGGACGGTGAGCCTGCGGTTCATCAACGGGCTGTGCGTCTCCTACGCGACGATCTAGGGGGTAGCGATGGCGGAAATCTCAGCGTACTACGTGACCGATGCCGAATTGAGCGCGATGGAGTACGTCACAGACTACAGCGCACAGGGGCTCGCGGCCCTCGTGGCAGCGGAGAGGAGGGGCGCGACCATACGTGCGGTCCACGATGACGGCTCGGTGAGGCGGGTGGCGGCATCCGAGGTGTCCGACCCGAACGCGCCGAGGACGGGCAGCGCGAGCGTCGGCGTCACCTACAGCGCCGCGGCACCAACCGGCGCCGGCATGCGCCTCATGAAGGCACAGGCCGCGCAGGGGGACGAGCCATGGACGGGCACGCTCACGATCTGCGGCACGACCCTGCGATTCAAGGACGGGCTTCTGGTGTCCGTCTCTCAGACAGAGGGAGGAAGCAATGAGATTACGAAATGACAAGGCGACGGAGTGCCTCTACGGGCTCAACGGGGTGCTCGACTGTAGCGGGAAGCTGGGGTACTGCATAGCACGGAACAACCGACTGCTCGTCACAGAACTGCAGGAGTACCTACGAGCCCGCGACGAGTCGATCGTGAGGCACGGGAGCGGCCAGACGATCGACCCCAGCATGCCGGGATGGGGTGCGTTCGTCGCGGAGATGGCGGACCTCGACGCTATGGAGCGGGACTACGACTTCGACCGCATATCGTGGGCGGAGGCGTCCGAGCAGCTAACCGCGAGGCAGCTCCTATCGATCGACTGGATGCTGGAAGACTAGGGGCACGCAATGGCTATACAGGTAAGGCGCGGCAACTTCAACCGGTTCGACCCCACGCGGCTAGTGGCCGGCGAGTGGGCCATCGTGCTATCGGGAGACCCCAACGTTGACGACGGCCAATCGGTCTACGTGTGCTTCTCGGCCGGGACCGTCAAGAGGATGGCGACCTACGAGGACATGGTAGCCAACATCCTCGCGGCCACCGACGACATACGGGCCCAGCTCGTAGAGGGCGTGGGGCAGGCGACCACGAGCGCCAACAACGCAGCGACGAGCGCCAACAACGCCGCTACGAGCGCGAACAGCGCGGCGAGCACGGCGACGGCGGCGGCGCAATCGGCAACGACGGCGGCAGGATCGGCCAACACGGCGGCAACGGCGGCAAACACGGCTGCGGGGAACGCGGCAACGGCAACGCAGCGCGCGAACACAGCCGCGACGAACGCGGACACGGCACGAGGCGGCGTCGAGACCGCGATATCGGCGGCGGAGAGCGCGGCGACGGCGGCAAACACGGCTGCAGGTCGCGTCGACGCGTCGATAGCCAGCGCGGAGCAGGCGACGAACCGCGCCTCCTCCGCAGCAAGCGCCGCAGAGAGCGCCACGACCTCGGCGCAATCGGCGGCGACCGCGGCGACCACGGCGGCAGGCACGGCAAACACCGCAGCCGGCAACGCAACGTCCGCGGCGAACTCAGCGGCAAGCGCGACCGCGGACGCCACGAACGCCGCGGGGCTCGCAAGGGAGGCGACCACGGGAGTCACCGAGGCCAAGGACGCCGCGAACGCAGCGGCGACGGCGGCGACCACGGCGGCGGGGAACGCGACGAGCTCAGCGACGGTCGCAAGCGCGGCGGCGCAGGAGGCAAGGGAATCGGCCGGGTCCGTCTCCGCGGCAATCACCGAGGCGAGCGACGCGGCAGAGGACGCGCGTCAGGCGGCGGCGCAGGCGCGTGGCGCGGTATCCGCGAACCTGCGGTTCGTGATCGACGTAATTGAGATAGACGGCGAGCGCAGGCTCGTGTTCGCCGACAACGGAGAGGGGTAAGGATGGCGGTTGATTACATCGTCCCCATGGGCCACGACGACGGGGCGCGCATAGCGCGGGCGCTCGAGGCCATGGTGACGTCGAAGACTCTGGAATGGGACTCCACCCTGGGGCGGTACGACGACCAGAGCGTCGCGAACTGGCTAGCGGCCATGCGCGACGGCAAGGCGTACGGGGTGAGCATACCCAAGGGAAGCGCGACGGCATGCACCAAGCTGGGAGCGAACGCAGGCATGCCGAACCCGATCCCCGGCATCGTCGGCAGGCCGGCCGTTGACCCCTACACCGGGCAGGGCCCGTTCGTCCACTTCAACGCGAACGGGTACGTTGACGCGGACGGATCGCCGCACGTGACGGCGATAGAGGGCGACGGGCGATACAAGCGCGACGGGTCGAACGGCAACGTGTGGGTCCTCACGCCCGTGCTGTGGTGGGCCTTCGACGCATCGGGCGACAGCGCCGTGACCGTCTTCGTTTCCGACACGCGCCTCTCCGGCATGTCGGCCCAGCCGCAGGCGTACCTCCCGGACGGGTCCCTGCGCCCGTTCATGCTCTACGCAAAGTACGCAGGCAGCAACGACGGCGAGGGCATGATGCAGAGCGTGAGCGGCGCGAAGCCGTGGAACCGCACCGTCTCGCACAACAGCCTCATAACGCAGTGCAAGACGGCGACCACGGGCTACAGCGGCAAGAGCATAGCCGACGACTGGTACCTCAAGATCATGTTCCTGCTCAAGTACGCCACCAAGAACAGCCAGAGCGTGCTCGCGGGATGCACCAGCTACAACTACCAGTACACGCTCGCGGCGGCGGAGACGGGGGTAACCCGCGTGATCCTCATGAACGCGCAGGCCGCAAACCTGGTCGTGGGCTCCGCCATGATGCTGGGAACGCACTCGGGAAGCGACCGCAACACGGCTGCGAACTACAACAAGTTCGACGGACTCAGGATTATCAAGATCGAGGCATACGACGAGGACAACAGCGCCGTATACTTCGACACGACCACGGCGTTCAACACGCTCACGACGGACTTCCTCAGCACGTCCCCATGGTGGACGGGCTCGTGCGACCTTGTGGAGGGGGACGGCTCACCGACCGACCCGACGAGCGGCAAGGAGCCCTTCGTGCTGCAAGGCATCGAGACCGCCGTTGGCTTCTACGAGGTCGTCGGGGACGTGATCGTGAGCAGCGACGGCAGCACGGGGTGGGAGATCTGCATATGCAAGGACTCGAAGAACGAGGCCACGAGCGTCACGACGGACTACACGCATACGGGCAAGTACATGTATTCGGACGGAACCGACTCGTGGAAGTACCCCATGTATCCAGACAACGCGAGCGGCATGCTCTTCGGTGCTAGCTACGGAGCGTCGCAGAGCACCGGAATGTGCGACGGCAGCTACACCAACAAGATCACCACGCAGGGAACGCGAGAGTGGCTGGGCCTGGGCTTCTTGGGCAATGGCGGCCACGCCGGCCTGTGGTTCGTGGTCGCGTTCGACGCCCTCGCCGACGCGAACTGGGGCATCGGCTCCCGGCTCTCTGCGACTGGTCGGGCCCTCGCGGCCTAGCCGCGTGGCCCTTGGGGGTGAATTTCCGAGTAGCGTAGCGAAGCGGAAAGAGGGGGCGGAGCCCCCTAGGTCGGCGGGCGCAGCCCGCCGACCGACCAATGTTTGACTGGCCCCCCCCCGCACGATTTACGCTGAAAACGGTTTTATGGGGATCCGTGGCGAACGGACCGATGCCCTATTTTCGTGGCAGGGCCTGGGCAACTTGAACAATGGCGGCAACGCCGGCCTGTGGTACGTGAACGCGAACAACGCCCTCACCAACGCGAACTGGAACATCGGCTCCCGGCTATCTGGTTGGCACCTCTCAGCACCACCGCCACGCCTACCCCGCGCCCGCCAGAGGGCGACGGGGCCCGCCCGCTCAACGCAGCGAAATGGCCTAAAGACCACCGGGCCAGTAACCGAGAGGCGACAGTTCGGAAGGCAACCAGAGACGAGGGGTGTATCGGTCAAGTGAGAAGCTACTGCAAGGGTTTGGAGATAGGCCGGGAGCTCGTGCGCCGCGCGTACGACCTCTGGCTCACCA